TCATTTAAAGCAAATGAAGCATTAGAAGCTGGAAGCAGAAGTCCTCATTTGAGAGGCAAAGAGATAAAGTTAAATTGGAAAGAAATATACAAGGAGGAAGGTAAATAATGGCTATATTCAAACCTGAAATAAATAGTAGTAGTAGTGGTAATAAGTTTCTTGGAATATGTGAATTTGGTATAGTTGACTTTAAAGATAGAACAGCTGAATTTGATTGGGCTGATTTATATTTAGAAGTTGAGATACAACAAAAGTTCAGTGAATACACAAGAAAACTTCAAATAAAAGGTTCTTTTGAGAAAGATGGTGATGGAAACATAACTGGTGGAAGTGTTCTTAAAAGAATGTATAATTTCTTTGAAGTTATAGGTTGTTCAGCTGGATTAAATATTCAAGGAACATGGGAAACAGAAAATGGAGATGTTATTGAAAGTATTAGCGAACATTTAAATAAAAACTTCATTAAGCCTGGAAATCCAACAACATATGAGCCTAGTTTTGACTATATAGGATATATATACAAAGCTATGCCAAAGAAACCTGGAGATAAGGCTTGGATTACTGTACATCCTAAAATATATCTTAATAGTGAAGAGAATAAAACTAAATTGCAAAGTGATATAGATTGGTTAAAAGGAAAAGGTTACATTAAGGAATTAACTGATGAAGTATCTAATAAACCTAGTATGACTGGGAGTGGTTTAGCTAATCTATGAACTATATTGAAATAGCTAGAGGAACTCCTTTTAATAGGGGGATTATTATTCCTATAAACAAATTACCTGATTTCTTAAATCCTGAAGAAGCACTATATCGTAGTGTATATTTATATGATGAAAGTGCTTTAGAATATGTAAAGGAAAATGGTAGTTTGAAAAACTATTTTGGAATTAGATATATTGATAAGATTCCAATAGATATAGACAAACAGGATAATAGTAATGAAAAAACTTTAGATATTTTGAGAAGTATTATCTTAGAGCTAGAGGAAGGAGATATAAGCTGTCGGAGCTTTCAATCTTATTTCTCTGGCTCTGGATATCACTTAATTCTTGCTGGAGAGTTATTCAATTTTAAAGCTGGGAATGATTTGCCTTTTATAGTCAAACAAACTATTAAAAAGCTGTTGCCTAATGTAGATTCTAGTATATATATGAGAACTGGAATATATAGATTGCAGCATACGTTAAATCAAAAAACCAACTTATATAAAATACCATTAACTCGTGATGAAGTTATGAATAAAAATCCAGAAGAAATATTTGAACTTGCAAAAGACCCAAGATTTGACTTTGAATATTATAATTTAGAGGCAGATGGAGAATTGGAGTTTAAAGTTGTTACAGAGGTTCCAGATATTAAGATTTTTAATAAAATATCAGAACCAAACAAAATAATACCTTGTGTTCAATCTATGCTCAATCAAGGTACGAAAGAGGGAAGTAGGCATATTACTGCAATGAGAATAATAAGTCATTTTAAAAGACATGGAATACCTAGTCATTATGCAAAAGTATGTATGCTTCACTGGAACAACAAAAGTATGCCTGAAAATGGCATTTTAGAAATGGTTGAAAGTGTTTATAATAGAAACTATAAATACGGATGTCAAGATACAATAATGAAACAGCATTGTAAAACTCAATGTGTTCATTTTAATAGGAAAGACTATTTAGTAGACATTAAATCAGCATCTGAAATGCAAGACGAACTAATGGAAAGATTAACAACTGATTTTAGTGGTAAAACAATAGATTTAGGAAAGTCTCTAGGAATAGACAAAGAATCTATTATATATCCAGGAGAGTTAGTTACTATATTCGGACCAACAGGCTCTAATAAAACTACATTTGCTCAAAACCTAGCTTTAGGGGTCGACTTTGAGAATAATAAGATTAATAAAGATTGGCAAATTCCAACATTATTCTTAAGCCTTGAGCTGTCATCTTGGTATATGCATAGAAGACATTTGCAAATAGTTTCAAATAAAACAAAAGAAGAAGTAAATAGTAATTATAAAAACCTATATGAAGCTAATAAGGATAAATTAGAACATATTATGGTTCAGACTATATCACCTACTTTAGACAAGATATATGAAAAAATAAGAGAACTACAGCCTCAATTGGTAATAGTAGACTATATTGATTTAGTTGATACTCCTATGAGTTATAGAGGAGAATATGAAAAAATCAAGTATATATCACACGGATTATCAAATATGGCAGTTAATAATGATTTAATAGTTATTCAAATATCACAAGTAAGTAGAGAATACAGTCGAAATGAAGTGCTTGACTTGTATGCAGGTAAAGGAAGCGGTGCTATTGAAAATGCTTCTCGTAAAGTAATTGGATTAAATGGTCAATCTGATTCCTCTACAAGAGCAGTAAGGTTATTCAAAAATACTGACGGAGAGTTATTTGATACTGAAGTTGAGTGGACACCTAGTTTTAGATTAAGGAGAACAAATGGGAAAGATAGTGCAAATATATCTGCTTGATAATATCTCTGCAATAGAGTTATTTAGTTTGATTAAAATAGGGTTAACACACACGAAAACCGATTCAGGTACAATGATAGGAATTATGTTAGGAATCTGGAGATTTGAAACACAATTAGTGTTTGGGTTTTCAAAGAAAAGTACAATAGCTGAAGAAATAGGTTATGCATAAGAAAAGCAAAAAGCCAATTAGGGGGCGTAAGTCCCCTAAAAGGCTTACAATTTGGGAGCAAAAGTTTAGTAGAAAGTTGAAAAAACATCATAAACAATTTGCTAAAAAGGTATTTCATAGATTGATGAAGAAGTCTTCTACTTTAAGAACGACTTTAAAAAGAAGGAGCAAAGAGTATGAGGTTGAGTTCAACATATCTCTTGAAGAAGTTAGAGAGCTCTTGTATAAAGTATATGGGAAAAAATGTCGTTATTGCAATGTTAAGCTCGTTGTTAACAATATGGCATGTGACCATATATTGCCTTTGTCTTTGGGGGGTGTATCAACTCCTCCAAACTTGCAAATGATTTGCATGAGGTGTAATACAAGAAAAGGCCCTTTAACAGATAAGAATTTTGGGAAGCTATTAAGATGGCTATCTCATCAAGATGAAGAATTAGAAAGGTACGTCTTAAGAAAGATGTCAAGTAGGGATTTTTAGGGAGAGTCGTCCTATCGTGAGACGGGCGGGGTGTTTTAACTATCATGTAGTTTCCTTTTCACCTGTTTAGCTCTCCCTATAGTTTAGGGCAAACAACACGACAACGGTGAGCAGTTGTTCAAAGTTAATACTGATTTTATGGATTAGTATGTTAATCTCTAGTTTGCCCTAATAGTTTAAAACAAGGAGGATTATGAATATATTAGGAATATTAATAGCATTATTTATTTGTTTATCTTGTATAGCAATATGGATATATTGTATAAATGATTTAATACAAGATTTTAAAAAAATGAGACAAGATTTAATTGAAGATGCTCGAAATAAAAGAAAGAAAAAGAGGAGGTGGTGATGTCGAGACATATAAGAAATATAGAAGTTGCGTATGATATACTTGTCGAAGTTAGGAAAATTTTCAGAGACTTAAACGGAGATAGTATAGTAGCTTTAAATAAAATGGCAAGATTGGTTAAAAGAATTGATGACATTTTGGAGGAACATAAAGATGAGTAAAAATATACATAGGCAATGGGGACAAATGGATATGTTGTATTATTGCCCTCAAAATAAAGTTGTATGGCAGTATGATAGAACTAGAAAAATTCATGTATTTAAAGATATGCCTACTTATGGATTAGACAGAAAGGAGTTACCTAATGGCAAGACCTAGAAAAATAAGGAGTAAGTTTTGGTTGATTTATTACAGGAAAATAAGAGGCAAGTCAATTGATTGGATTGCTAATAAGTATAAAGTATCTAAAAGAACAGTATGGAGGCATTTAAAATGAAAAAAATGTCTGAAGCAAAGAAAAAAAGAATGTTAGATTGGTTTAAAAAACATCCTCAAAAAGATAAAGGGAGGAGAAAAAAACCAGCAATGACAAATGCTTGGGGTAATGTAAAAAGGGGATATTTAAAATGATAGAAACAAAAGGAGTAGACGTGGAGCAAAAGTTAAAAGAATACCAAGCTTTAAAATACAACAAAGACAATAAGTTTGACGTTGATTTAAAGTTTGGAGAAAAGTTTGAAAAAAGTATAGCTAAAATATTAACACTTGGAAAAGTTGAAATAAAAACAGAAAGAAATAAGTGGAAGAAAACTGGAAACATAGCAATAGAGTTATCTTCTAGAGGAAAATTAAGTGGTTTAAATACAACTAAAGCTGATTGGTGGGCACAGGTACTTACTATAGAAAATGATATCGTAGGAATATATATGTGGCCAGTAGACTTACTAAAAAGTATAGTTAAACATAGTGTCAAGTATGGAAGAGGAAGAATGGCAATGGGAGGAGATGATGACACAAGTGAATTAGCTTTAATACCTTTGGAGGATTTAGTCAATGGTTTTTAAGAGAAATAAGAAATACTTTTCATCTTTGACTGAAGTTAAAGAGGGGTATTTTCTATCCGAGCAGCCCTTGTTTTTGTGCGGAAAGCAAGGGCTCTTTCCTGTGTTTAAAACAGGGGGACCAACAGGGAGATTCCCAAAGAATCATCAAGAATTTGTCTTAAAAGAAGTTCCTAAAGAAGTATTTGATGGTTATAATCACAAAACAAAGCCAAATAAAACTACGAAAAATATATTAGAATTTGAGGAGGAGGATACAAATGAATTGCTCAAAAGATTATAAAATGATAGTAAGTTTGATAGATGAAATAATAGGGGTAGATACACAACAAGGTAATAATTTAAAACAAGCTGTAAAAAATTACTTTGAAACAAAGCCTATTAATGTTAAATTAGTAAGCAATACAAATATGGATTTTAATTATGCTAAAGTTTCAAGAGCAAGGCCACAAGATAAAGAAATGGAAACTGCTTTAGAAAAATATAATAAAAAAATCAAGAAAAATATTGATAAACTTAAAGAAAAAAATCAATATTGTGGAGTATCGGGTTGAGATACATAATTAATACAGTTTGTATTAGGAATTGATAATCAGGCTAAAGGGAACTACCCAACACATATAGCATTCCCCTATTCTCTTTAGCCTATATCATAGGAGAACAATGAACGGATATAAATTGAAAAAAAAGCCAACAATAAGAGAAGTTTCTAATATTGTTATAGAATTGAATAATAGAATTAATTCTCTAATGGGGCTACTAAGTGAACTAGAAAAAGCATTTAGCTTATATGTTGAAATGAAGAAAGATGACAAGAAATTCACTGAATTTATAGATAAAAAAGTCAAGGAAATGCAAGATGACACAGAAAGAGATGGAGAATCTAATAAGTCAAATCTTCAAGGAGATACAGACGGTGAGAGCAGCGGGGCAGAAGGAGTACGCGAGGAAGTCTAATAATGCTTTCGCTAACTTTGAAAGAGTAGGCGATAATTTAGGTTTAGATAAAAAGGAAGTCTTACTTGTCTATTTATTAAAACATATAGATGGAATATGCTCTTATGTCAAAGGACATAAAAGTCAAAGAGAAGATGTAAGAGGTAGAATTACAGATGTTATTGTATATCTTTGTCTTCTTTGGGGAATGGTAGAAGAAAATGACTAAATGCCCTGCATGTGATGAATTAATCACTCCTAATTGTACAACTTATAAAGCATCAGAAGGTTTTGTAGATATGGAAGGTAACTTCTTTGAAGATAAATTTGTAATGATACATCAGCAATGTTTTTATAGCTATTTATATGACCCTTTTGCTAAATTAGAAGAGGAAATGCTTTAAAATCCAACCTTTATTTTAGGAGCTTTATATCTACTTCCCTCTTCTTCAGCTTTCTTTTTTTCCCTAATATATCTTTGAGTTTGTCTAACTGGCATTCCAGCAACTTTCTCCATAAATCTACTTGGATTATCAATTAATCCTTTTCCAGGTTGGGCTAAATCTCTAGCCATTCTACCAAATGGAAATAAACTCCAAGCGTGATATTCAGTGAATCTTTTTAAATCATTAGTAGCAAAAGCACTAATTGCAGATAAAGGTCCTCTAGCTATTGGAGGAGTAATCATTTGTAAAGGGGCTACAGCTGCTGGCCATTGTCCATAAAAAGACCTATTTCTAGCTTTTTCATCCCCAAACAACCATTCTGATGTATCTTGTAACCAACCATAAGGCTGTGGTAAAGCATTATCAAATAAAGAGTATTGGAAGATATTAGCCAAAGCTAAAACAAATAGGTCTATCTGCATCATTCTTTCAAACTTCTTCATACCCTCACTACCAGGCTTATAACCATATATTTTTGCTTGTCTATGCACATCATTGCGAAAACGCCACGAATTCCACGCAAAAAGCTGGAACCTAGACATTACCTTACCTAGAGCAGTTCTCGCGAACATAGGCCTAAATGGAGCCTCATATAAGAATTGGGTAGCTTTTACACCTTTTTTAGCTTGTTCTATTAAAAATGGATGATTAGGGTCTTTTATAGCTCCACTATAGTTCTCCCAAGCTCTAATATAATGAGCCATAAATGAATCTCTTCTTAATGCTACTTCAGGCACTGACATAAATTTAGCTGCTTTAGCAATAACTTCATCCATTAAACCATGCTTTTTCCCTAATGCAAATATTTCTTTTCTTTCAATAGGGTCTTTGGCATTAATTTTGTGAGTTAAATCACCAATAAATTCTCTTATAGAAGTAGCTCCTTTAGCCTCTTTCCCTAAACCTAATTCATGAATCATAAACTCTGGAACAACTCCATGCTTAATGGCAAACTCTTCTACATCTTTTAAACTATTCCATTCTGGATTAATTCTTTTTAGATATTTTATATCTCTTGCTTTTAATAAAGCACCAGGACCTGCAGATTGTATAGTATGTAAAGTTCCTCCCCATAAATTAGTGATACTTGATTTAGGATGTGCTAACAAAGTAGCTAACTCATATTGAGCTTCAAGATTTGACCAATTCCTTATATCTCTATATGTGAAATCTTTAAGTTCAGGAGGCAAGTCACTTTTAAACGCAAACATTCTTCTTATTTGGTTTAATCGCTTTAACACATTACTATCTGCCCATGATGCATATGGAGTTCCTTTTAATTTCATTTCAGGATTGTTATAAACAGCCTCAGGAATAACATCAGGTTGTCCCATAGCTCCCTGAACATATAACTTAAAGAAAGTATTCCAATTATTAGCAAGTCTATGCCCAAATTTACTATGCATTCTATGATAAGCTTCATCCATAGTTTTTCTTGACATAATTTGAGTTAACTGTTTGTAATAAGTAGAAGTAACTTGTTTACCATAAGCATGTAAAACATTTACATCCGAAGACCATCCAGCTACATGTCCTGTTCTCTTGTGTAAAGGACCAGCTGTTGGGTCCATATTAACCCAATGAATTTTCTGGTCTCTCTCACTCTTCTTTTTTGCTATATCTTTCCAAGCTGATTCTACTTCTTGCTGCTCAATTTTATCCCATTCATCAATATCAACAAACTCCCAATCACCTGTCATAGTTTTATGCCTTACGGCTATCTTTTCAATTGCTCTTCTTTTTTCTTCTGGAGATTTATTACTTTTCATAATATCTTCAATAGCTTGTCTCATAGATATTTCAGCTTCTTTTCTGCTATGAAACATATGAGGCCAGTAAACTTCTGGAGCCATTTTACCTGTTTTAACAATATCTTTATTGATATAAGCTTCAGCATGCTTTTTATCTAAACTTACCATCATACTTCTTAATATATGCCTCATTCCATCTATTCCTATATCCATATTAATAGTCTTACCTTTTTCGAAAGCTTTGACTACATCTTTTACAAATAGTTCCCAACTCATAATAGGTTTAGTGGAATCATTGTTAAAGAATTCTCCAGTCTTATATCTTTCCAGAGAACCTTCTTTGCCTTCTATTAAAGTATACATATCACTCAAATATTTAGTTATTTTTTCCTTTACTCCAGTTAACTCTTTTGATTTTGAACCATTCACTACTTCAAATCCTGTTACAGTAACTCTTTCTCCTGCGTCATTTGTCAAAGTGTATTTTTTATCTTTTAACTTTTTCCAATTATGTCTTTTATCTATATCAGCCCAATGTCTTTTATAGTTGTCTTTCCAGTGTTGTTTTAATTCTGGAGAAGATTCTAATAAATCAATAGCTCCTGTCTTTTCTAATCCTAATTCTCTTTGAGCACTAGCTATTCTAAATAAAGCGTTTCCATCTTTAAGCTCTGTTAAGTTTATAAAAGTATCATTTAAATCTTTTGATATTC